GAAGGCATCCTCAACCAGATCTTTGATGGCTACGATGTCTGGGCCGGTATGATCGCCAACCGTTCCACCGGTTCTCTGGTCAGCTTTGAGACCGGCGATGCCGTTACCTACGGCCTGTACAACGCGCAGCAGCGCGGCACCCTGCTGGTGGGCGCTGGCGAAAAGGTCTACGAGGGCATGGTCATCGGCTACACCGCTTCCGGCGAGGATGTGGATGTCAACGTCTGCAAGACCAAGCACCTGACCAATACCCGCGCTTCCGGTTCCGATGACGCTCTGCGCCTGATCCCCGTCAGCAAGCTGAGCCTGGAGGGCTGCCTGGAGTTCCTGGCACAGGATGAGCTGCTGGAGGTCACCCCTGAGAATCTGCGCATCCGCAAGCAGATCCTGAACCACGACCAGCGCATGAAGGCAAAGAGCAAGCTGAAGTAAGCTGCTTTCCTTCCCGATCAACATAAAAAACGGCATCGCAAACCAATCGGTCTGCGATGCCGTTTTATGTTTTGCTCTTTATTCAGCGCTGTATGCGCTGCCCATGGTCCAGGAGTTGGAAGCCGAATACTTTGCGTGGTTGCGCAGGTAGGTGACCCAGGCACCATAGCCGTTTCCGGCCGAGAAGTGGACTCCATCCGGAGCCGCCAGCATCTCCTTCAGATTCCCGTTCTCATCGGAAAAGGTCTCCCACAGGTCAAGGTAGACACAGCCCTTGTCTGCAGCCAGCTTTGCCAGCTGCTCGTTCACAGAGCGCAGGACATCGGACGCAAGACCGGGCTTTTCCGCAGCGGCCTGGGGCCGCACCGGCGGGATGGACTGGACATAGATGACGCAGCCGGGCAGGGCCTGCCTGAGCTGATCCAGCATCTGGCCATAGTAGGCCAGAAAGCGGTCTGCTGCCCCCAGCGTGGTCAGCGTGTTGGTGCCCAGCAGGATATAGAGCTTTTTCGGCTGGGCCGCTGTCAGCACATCCATTGCCACCTCTGAGCCGCGCACGCTGCTCTTGACCGCGCTGCGGTTCACAATGGCATCGGGGCCCACACCGGTATAGCCGCAGATGAGCGCCCCGCCCAGGTTGATGCTGTAATCGGAAAAGCCCACGGTCAGGCTGTCGCCCAGCAGGGCCGCATCCGAAAAGTAACTCAGATCCACCTGCCCACCGCTGGGCTGACGGATCACGCTGCTGTCATACGCCTTGACCTGGTAGGCTCCCGCTGCCTGCCGGGCGGGGCCGAACTGTTCCAGCGTGACAGCCGACGCATCGTCGGCTCCACTGCCTTCCCCTGCCGTACCGCCGGCGCTGTCTGCCGCTGAGGCTCCCGCATCTCCCTGCATGGGCAGCGGAGCCAGGATATTGGCCGCTGTGCCCGCCGCCGGGCTTTGCTGGACAGCCTCGCTCTGCTTTTCGCCATTTTCCAGAATGGCCGTGATGGCCAGCGACAGCAGCAGGATTGCTGCAATGACCCCCGCCAGCCGCAGGCCGGTGCCTGCCTTGTTGCGCCGTCTCCGGCCATGGGTGGAATGATATTCGTGTGAGATTCCCATTCTCTTTCCCGCCTTTCCCTGTTTTCTTTTCTCTATCATTACGGTCAGTATCCCCGAAAAATTGCAGAGTTTGCATTCTGCACTCCGACCGACCCTGTGTTTTTGTAGGATACGCCAAATATTGTATCACAAATTCCGGGGTGTTTCCACCCTTGAACCTACCTAATTTTTCAAGATAGTTCAATATTTACGGTTCTTTGAGAATCGCTGAAAACTTGCCAATTAGTAACAAGTTAGTAACACGAAAACCGTTAGTTTTCCTGCTTCACTTCAGGCAGACCCGCAAGGGACGTACCCAGCGAAGCAACGCCCGCAATAAAGGCAGTTTCCGCGATCAGCTCCACATTGAGCGTACCGCTTGCCGCCTGTGTTGCGAACATTGCAAGCCCGGTCTGTACGGCAGTCTTAGCCGCGCGAACCCCTGCCGCTGTCCACCACTCGACATTAACCAGATTCTTCATATTAGCCGCCTACCTTTCATTCTACGCCAGCAATGGCGCACCATGTATTCTTTCCCACAATACCATCAACGGCCAGATTGTGGGCTTTCTGTGCCGCTCTCACAGCGTTTTCGGTGTTCTTGCCAAAAATGCCATCAACGGGCAGACCAAGCAACCGCTGAAGCATCTTGATTGCGCTTTTTTCGGTCTGTGTGGAACTGCCGCGCCGGACGGTGGGCATGATGAAAGTATGGTGGGAAGTGTAGTTGTACACGCCCTTTTGAGTGCAAAGCCAAGTTGCTTTAGTTTTGCGCACATCCACATGAACGAAAGCCGCTGTTCCATACCAGTACACACCCACACCGCCGAAAGTGTTACTTGCCAGAATCGCAAGAGCAACAGGGTTGAGTTTGCCCGTGGGGTCTTTCACATCTGCGGCAATGCCGTACAGGTGCTTAGACGATTTAGCCCCGCCCACAGCGGCGTTGTGCTTTACGCACCGATAGCCGCTTGTGATCTTCAGCGGAGTATCGTACACGGTGCGGATAGTCTGCAACTTCTGCACAAGCATTTCATCCACCATCTGTGCCGAACAGCCGCATGAACACTGAAATTCGTTTCGGGCGAAATTTTTGGTAATCGGGGTCTTGTCCCCGGCCTTGAACGTGATAAGCGTAGACATAAGATCAACCGTCCTCTTTCTCTGCCTTGTTCTTCAGCACTTCAATAGATTTCACAATGATTTCGGGAATGGGAACGCCCATCAAGCCCGCGTTCTCAATAATAGAGATCGTTTCATTGGCGACAAAGGCCACAACCGTTGCGTCACGAATGAAGCTAGAACCCATAATGAGATCAAGTCGGCAAGCCACAAGGACGATCAGCAGAGAAACACCCTTGCGGCACAGCCCTTTCCATCCCGCCAGACTTTCAAGCGATCCCGTTTCAGTCTTGCGGGAATTGTGGAAAATGCCCGCGACCATAAGCCCGGTGACATAATCCACCGCCATGAACAGGATCAGGGTTTTCAGTGCGGCATCCCACCCGCCAAACAGAGAAGCGATGTACCCCCCTGCAATTCCAATAGCGACACAGATTTTGTCTTTCATGTTCATTCATCCTTTCAGATTTTCGTTGTGATAAAGAGAAAGCCACTGTACAGGCGTTTAGAAGCCCATACAGCGGCTTTTCTTACTTCATCCTGGTAAGTTCCTTACTCTGCCAGTTCGGGGCATTCAAGGCTTTCCAGAACGTCCTTGACCTGTGCTTTCAGCTTGTCGGGAACGTCCGCGAAAGTTTTCTTGCCCTTAATGATAAGGGTTGCATAGATAACAGCCATATCATTCACCACCTTTCTAAATAGAATTATGAAAAGATTGAAAATCAATCCTTTTCACCGTCCAGAATCGCCTTGACTTCCGCTTTCAGCTTTTCGGGAACATCGTCAAGGGTCTTTTTGCCTTTGCGGATCAGATCAGCGTATACCTTAGCCATGATGGAAACCCCTTTCTTACTGGATCATCTCGTACACATCGCACAGCGCAAGCTGTGTTTCCGTAAGCTGATCGGACAGTTCAGCGTTGGCCTGTGCCTGTTTCAGAATGTACTCGTTCTTATCATACTGAACCATGTTGTACTCGAAGCCGTTGAACTCGGTTTCCGTGCCTACGTTTTCGGAAACCGCTTCAATGTTGGTATTCTCCCAAACGCTGTAATCGTCAATCACAACGCTTTCGGGCTTGATCGTGCTTCTTACTTTGCCATAATCAACCATTTTTAAGCCGCCTTTCTCTGAATTACTTCTTGATAGTATCTATCAGCGTCCGCTTGTACAGGCGCGATATACTTAGCTTGTAACCTGTAACTATCACAGTGTTTTAACCAGCCCTTGTAAGAATTGATGGAGCACCATTCCGAATATCGCATCATCTGCCCGTTTTCGGTTTTCTTGCGAATACTGTTCATCTTTTGCTTGAAAGATTTGCAACTGCTTTTTCTTAGTAAGGTGAAGTTCAAAAATGATCTGTACCCCACAAAATCCAATCCGCGAACATAAGTCGGGAAGATTTGCCAGTTGCCTTTTACAGTCAAATGCAGTTCCGTTTTGAAATATCGTTTAACTTCCTTTTGCAGTTTGTGAAGTGCTTCTTTACTGCTTCCGAAAATAACAATATCGTCCATATAGCGGAAAGCGTGCTTGACGTGCATTTTCTCTTTGAGCCAATGATCGAACGAAGATAAGTAGAAATTACCGCAATACTGCGACAGATAATTACCAATCGGGATACCTGTTTCCGGGTCAATATCTTCATCAAGTAACCAGATGTTGCGCATATCCTCAATGCTTGCTGTGGATATGCTGTCTATGATCTCATCCAATAACCAAAGCAATTCAGCGTCTTTGAACAACTTTCTGAACTTTGCCTTTAGGATTGCGTGATTTATGGATGGGTAGAAGTGCCGCACATCCAACTTGAAACAGAATTGACAGTTGGGAACATCTTTCCGCATTGCTTCTTGAACATCACGCAAGGCGGCGTGAATCCCTTTTCCCGGTATCGCTGAATAGGTGGTGCTTGTCATGTTTCGCAACAAGTACGGTTCAATGACTTGCAAAATCGCCCATTGACAAATACGATCCGGGAAGTAAGGGAGTTTGAAGATTTCCCGCTCCTTTCCGTTTTCTTTCCTTATGAACTTCTCATAAGGGGATGTGTGATAAGTGTGATTGACAAGCATTTTCTGAAGTTTTGTTAAGTATTCTTCAAGATGTGTGTCAACCTCTTTTACTTCAGCGTACCAGCCCTTTCCTTTTCTCGCGTTCCTGTGCGCTTCTTTCAAATTGTCCATTGAGCAAATCTTTTGATAAAGATTTCCGTAACGCTTCATTTATTGAATGTTCCTTTTGTATGCACTTGAAACCGAATCTTCAACCTCTGAAAATTGTTTGAAAGTTAATTTTCAAAGTCTACCAATACAGCTAAAAGTTATTTTTAACTTCCCTTGCGGGCTGACTGTTTTGCCATGTGGCAGGGTATTCAAGAATACAGAGATTATATAGAAACAGCCGGGGCGTTTTTGATTTACCCCGGCTGTATCGTGCATTTACTGACTGCCTGCTGATATTCCGATTGCGATTAGAAGTGGCATTGTTGAGATTCCAATAGAAAGTCCCTGATTTCAGACCATTATTCCATTTACTGCCTAATTTAGTGACCTTTTTATGGTTTCTTTTCATCTGCCGCTTGTTGCCAATCGTTTGTAAACAACAATACTCCTTGAACCACCCAATTTTACTTGTTAAATGGCCTGTTTA